TTGAACCCCTCCAATTTTGAAGGCTGCCAGCCGGCAACCTCATTTTGTTAATCCTTTTTGTTTTAGAACTTCTTTTTGCTGCTTACCTTTACCGGTGACATAGTTGTTTTTATACCAAGCGACCAAAGACGTAATGATGGTGAATGCCGCAGAGCCGGCCAAATACAAAGCGTCGGCCAGCGTATTGACCTGGTCCTCGCTGATCGGCAAAGCTGCCTTTCCGAACATAATTAAAGTCTGGTTTACCAATGCAATAAAAAGAAGCACCGTCCGGACGACCGTGCCTTTGTCTATGTTTTTCATATTGTGTTTTCCTCCTTATTTTTGCAGTAGATTATAAAAAACAGCGATTGCGCCGCCAATGATGCCGGTGCTGACCGCTGTAATGATTGCGCCGGTGATACTGCGCTTGATCCAAGTTGTGTTTTCCTCGATCTTGTTCAGCTTTTCATTGATAGAAATGATCTGCTGATCATGACGGTCAGTTGTTCTTTCAAGGTTAGTGATCCGCTGATCTTGTGTTCTTTGATCTGCTTTGATTTCTGCGATTTCTTTTTGTAAAACATCATAATCATTGGGTTGTGTCATGTCCTGAAATCCTCCTGTTCTCACATCGTTTTCACCTCCTTTGAGGCAAAATAAAAAACACCCTTATTGGGCGCTTGGCATTCCTAAATCCACACAGACGGCGGGCTTATCATAGCTCCTCCCCGTTATCTGTTCATACTCTGCTGGGGTGATCCAGTCGATCCTTACATACTCTCGCATCTCATCATCCGTGTAACACCCCCAATCATAGAATTGTTTGATATCTGCAAGCGTGGGATACTTCATGATGCCCCGCCCCCTTTTAACGCTTCAACATCGGCCTGTAGGCGTGCAATTTGCAATGAGAGTAAAGCATTTTGTTTTTTCAATAGATCAGTTATGCCCGGTTCAGGCTCCGGAGGCTGCAAGCTTTCAATATATTCTTTGGTGGCCGATTCAAACCATTCCCCTTTCGCAGGATCAAATTTGGCTAGGTATAGGCCGTCAGGCGGTTTTACTTCGCAATAAAATTCCGGTAGCTCAGCGTCGTCTTCGACTTGAATTTCTTCTCCCGGCATGTAATTGAATTTCTCATCATATTTGTAAAGCCATTTCACTGTCATCCCTCCTAAGCCGCCTTAAATTTAAAACCGAAAGTAATAAATTCGTTTGGGTTTACCGTATTTGAACAACTCTGAATGTAAACAGTCCCATCAGTGGCGATCTGGGTTCTATGGTACTGAGGAGTGGTGCCAGTGCCTTGACTAGAAGCTACACCTATAAAATGAAGCATTTGTATAGGGCGATATCCAGCCGGCAGCATAAAAGCCGGCACATCAAAACCAATTGTTCCACCGGTTATTGAGCCGATAATTTCAACCTCTCCAAGGGCATTTTTACTAAACTGAACCTTATGGGTTCCATACTGCTTCCACCCGTTTAACAAAGTAGGTGATTGCCAGGTAACTTCCGCGTCGGCATCCGTTATAAATCTCTGCCAACCTTTAAATGATCCGTCAGTGTGGATTGTCCCAAACCACCTTTTAGGATTGGCCGTAGCAGTTACCACGATCGTTTTGCGTGCATTATTAGTTGAAACATCGTAATGAAACCACTCGACCGCCTTCGGTTCTGGAGAATTCACAACTTTGTTACTGACACCATAATAAAGTCCTGATGGTAAGGTTAATAAGTCAGTGTCATCAGGAATTAGCGTTCTCCCGCCGTTGTCATCGGTTAATTTATAAAGCTGTCCGGCATTCCATTTCGTTCTCTCGTCCGCAGTTATATGCCGAATATCATCCCTGTTATGGGTATCAAATTCTGCCTTCGTCGCCTGCTTTACATTATCAACTTTATCTAGTCCGACCTGAGATTTTGTGACCTTATGCGGATTGTCCGTTTTTGCTGCGTGTTGGTCCGTGTAGTCCTCCGCATTCTTCTGTGCGGCATCCGCTTTCTGCTGGGCACCGTCCTTCGTTTCGATATTATTGAGCGTCTCGAACTTCTTCTCCAATTTGGCAAGAAGCTGTTCGGCATCGTCCGCCATTTCCTGAATGACGGCTTTAAGCGTCTCGAAATCTTCGATATAGTATTCAGCAATCGGCGCAATGCCTTGATCAACAAGCGCCCTATCGATCACAAACGAAAATTTATGCACACTCATCTTTTGGCCGTTGTCGTAATTGACGTAAAGCTCAGCCTGCACCGTTCCATAATGCTTAACTTGTTCCGATGTTAAGACATAAAAAATAACGCCCTTCAGCGCGTCTTCGACTTCTGTATTGACATAGACCTGGCTGCCGTCAGTAAACCTCATGAATAGCTTGGCATGGGTTGCCTTACTTATCGGCAAAGGTACACCGTCCTTTGTCAGATTAAACGACAATTTTGCGGTCCCGATATCTTGCGTACTAAATTGAATATTTGCTGATACACTTCGCTTCACTTGAGCATTGACATCAAAGTGCACAGCCGTATTTTTATAAATCATTGGTTCACCTCCTCTTTCAATTAGCTGCTGCTTTTTGTATTGATTTTTCTAATATAGTCATCTTTTGTTGTCCCATAATACCCGTTAAAATTGGTATCTCCTTGAACGATAACGCGGCCGGTTCCTTTTGTGTTGGTGACATTCACCTCTGTTGCAGCGTCCTTTACTAAAATCGCAAATGCCTTCTCGATGCCTCGTACCCGGCTATTTTCAATCCGTCCGTCGTATCCATTTTCCACATAAATGCCGCCGCGCCCTCTCTTACTGCTTTGCTCTTTATTGGTATTCATCACATTATTATCTCTCACATCAAAGTGATCGCAGTTTTGAATAAAAATACCGTTGCGGCCAGTAGTGTTAATTTCGTTTCGATCAATAGATAGGTGATATGATTTCGGCACGGTAGAAGTTTTATCTCTGCTTTTTTCGACGTAGATTGCTTCTGTATCAACGCAGGACACATAATTTCGATCAATAAAGGTGTTGAAACAGCCTTCTATCCACATCCCTCTTCTTCCCCCAAAGATTCGGTTATCAGCGATGAAAGCATTTCTTGCAAAGACTAATTTGATAGCTTGTTCATCGTCATATTCTCCGATCTCTTTTGCCTTCAGCTTGAAATAGTTATCAAAAATACGAATGCCATCACTCCAAGCGATTTCGTTATTATATATTTGCCCAAACGATAAAATTCCGTATGATTTGTAATCATAAAAGTCATTTCCCTGAATTAAGACGTTTTGTGCATTTTGAGGGCGATTCATTTGAACTCCTGCAGCATTTTTAGAACTTTCAATTCCTCCAGCTGCTTGGGAAATTCGAATACATTCATTATTGCGCTTAAACCTATTGTTTAAAATCTTAACTTCGCCCCATTTAAACGTTCTTACTCCTGCAAAACCACAGTCCTCAATCGTATTGTCAAAGATTGTGATGTTTTTTTGGAAAATATCATAAACAGAATAGTGATTTCCTATTGCAGAACCCCAGCCGCCCAACAGCTCAGATTTACCAAAATGATTATGGGCGATATAAACGTTTTTATTAGGGGTAGCGTCAAACGCTCCGAATTGATTGACGCCCATTTTAACAAATTCCCCAAGCTGTATGGCTTCTGAGAAAGGCCGTTTTCCGCTCAGATCAATGAATCCGAAAAAATTACTGTTTTTTATCTGGAGATTATTGCAACCATTGGCATCAATGGCATGGGCGGTAATCGTGTCTTTAAATGTTACGCGATCAATCAAAATATTATTTGCATGACCTAAAATGATTGAGTCCATCGCAGTAGACGGGTATTTGTCTATGTTGGCATAGTTACCGTCTAAAATACCGCCTTCAATAATGATGTTGCTTCTTCCGGAATAACCGCTGAAGATATCATCCGGCCTTCCATTGATAAAGAATCCGCCAGCCCATCCTCTAAGAAGCACACAATCCGCGGCCATAGTGACACGAGTATTTTCATACACAATCATTCTTTTTTCGATTAAATAAATACCGCCTGGTATAACAAGCTGCCCGCCGCCTTCTCGACGAATTTCATCTAAAGCCTTTTGTATAGCCCAAGCAGAAGGCTTTTTTCCTGTAGGGTCCGCACCATAGTTAAGCGCATTTTTAAAGTTAAATCTTGTTTCAATATACTGCCCGTCTGCAGCCAGACGGTCCCATAAAGTCGGGTAAATTGTCCCCTTACGATCAACACGCGCGTCAACAACTTCTTTTATGTTCGTTCCGTCGGCATTGAGCACCAAGTTTCTAAACCGTGCTTTGCCTGTTTCAATCTCTTGCGAAACTGTCAATCCACTATGATGTGAGATTTGTTCTGACGTATGGGCTTTTTTTGCATTTTTATGGTCGTTTAAATTGCTTGCATTTTGATTTAGTGCATTTTCCGTTAATGTTGCGTTTTGGTCAAGAATCGAAAAAAGGTTCGAATTTGGTGTAACTTCATGGCTTTTCGTGAGCTTGTACAAGGCGTATCACCTTCCTATAAATCCTATAATCATGACCGTCACTTTCGAATCGGCCGGAACGCTTAAAGGCTCTATTTCTTTACCATTTTGGAAGAAAGTGAGGATATATTGATCATGATTTATTTCATGCTGTTCTATTGCCGCAAAAATTCCGTTTTGCTTCATGATGGATGAGGTTTCCGCGGACGCATATTTCATCGTAATTTCGTCATCAGTTTCAAGGAGCAGCGTATTGCCTTCGGTCGAAACAGAAGCATCTGACGTAGTCGCTTGCCACGCTCCATTTGTGAATCTCAAAGTATATGAAAATGTATTCGGTATGCTATCTAAAGAGTTTTTTGTCTCTCCAATCACAAGCTGCAGGTCTTTTTTGGCGGCCAAAATTTCAGATTCAACAAATTTCTTTTGGTCGTTAATGTAACGCTGCTGATCTTTTATTCTCTTTTTCTGCTCAACCTGCAGATCGACAGGGTCCTTTTCTCCGCCATCGATCGTCAGGTCTGGAGCTTCCGTAGAATCTAAGGGATTATAAGAGACTTTTGTCACGCGAATGTCATCCTCGAATGTAATGCCATTCAATTCGGTGTCCGCCAATACGTGAATAGTATCCCCTTTGGTAACTTTGTCCTCTACGCCTTTCAAGGCTGCATTTAACAATTCTTCATAGTCCACCTCAAAGGTCACTGTTGGATAAGGGTTTACCTTTTCTTTTAAAACTTTCATCATATCGGCTTCCGTGGTGATTGATTCGTCTGTGACCGTTGTGGCCCAGGAAGGCTGCCCTTCAATCAGAAAATTCTTTTCTTCGGGATGAATATAAGTGACAGGCGGAAAAACATACTGCTCATCCTCACTTTTAAAGGATCGATAAATGTCGATCATTTTCCCGCGCAACAAATACATTATAGGATTAGCGCCCTTTGAACCCTTTGTATTGGGGTTCTTGCTGTCCTTACCCTTAAATGTCGCCACCACTTTATGCTTTTTGCTATCTAATCCACGAATGACATCAAATGATTTCTCGGACGGTTCGGAATCCTGATAGGTCGTAATGATTTTGGTTTGATCATCAATTTTAAATTCCCATTTTCCGCCCAACTTGGAGACAAGCGTTTTAAATTTAAATCCTGTTCCCGTAAATGAAAAAGAAAAAGTGGACCCTATTTTTTTAGTGAAATCCGCATTTAATGAGCTGTCATAAGACCATTCCCCTGTCTTGGATTCATAGGTAATTGATTGATCACTCAGGATATCCTTTTCCTCTCTTTTCTTCCCGTATCCCTTGATCCTTGTCGTCGTATTGTCTTCCGACATGTTGATGTGCAAAGAGGTTAAATTGACGGAAGAATCCAGGGTTTTGACGATCTTTTTCCCCATTTTTTTATAGACGTAAATCATCGTATTATCGACATCGATTTCAACGCCATAACTTGAAATAATATCGTCCATCAGCTCAATAGAATACTTATTTCCGAAGCTCTCAAGCTTTTTAGGAGATATTTTTTTGGCGTCGTCCATGATTTTGTAAAAAAAGCCGCTGCCCTTCAATGCGTGGGACAAAGCTTCGTCAAGCGATTTTGTTCCTTGGATCGTATCAGGTATAAGCCATTTACCCAACCGAAAAACATAGATATGAGTTGCTGTAATATCCTTGGTGACCTGGCCGCCTTCTTGTTTGAGATTTGGCGCATTAATAAAATACCGCTGGCTTTTATGGACTGCTTCATCTATCACAATAAAATTACGGCCGACCAAAGCGTTAAAAGGAATCCGATTGTCTTTGTTTAACTCAATTGAAAAGCTCAGGTCTTTCTTGCCGTCAATCCCATCATTGACCTTCGGCTCTACGTACATCATTTCGTATTTTTGATTCGTCATTTTATCCAGGACATACATTTGGTTCAATAGGAGCCACCCCCTTTCTACTTGTAATAAAAGTGAGTAATAAATTTGATGTTGCTGCTTGTTGCACCGCTTATTCTGAATTTGTTTTTGCCTGGTTTAAGTGTTGGGAAACGCCCCTTTGTATTGATGACTTTCGATCCGTTTATGATATATGGCATTAAAAGAGTCAATTGATTTTTTTTAGACTGTTGCCCAAGCAGGGTGACGCTTTCCCCGGTCGTTTCGTTTAAGATTGAAACGTCTTTACCTTCGATATACATTTCCACTTGATAATTATGATCAACGGGGGACAGGGTAATATCTCCGAGGTTATACACCTCAAAGCTTTTTTTGTCTACAAATGAATAGGAAGGATTATCGACCATGCCTATATTCATGCCAAAATGAAATTTATTATCTATCAGATTAAAAGAAGCCTGGCTGTTATAGACTGACTCCGCCACTCCTTGAATGGCTGTCAAAGATATCTCAACTTCTTGCCATGTTTTCCCGTTCTCTTGAAAAACGGAGAATACATCATCACATGTTACGAGCCATCTTTTCAAAGGCTGCCATGTGTATATCACATAATACGGGTCTTCTTGTACAAAAAGCTTATATAAGGCATCCCTTTTTAAATGGAATTGCTGCGAATTGCTCGCCTCCACAGTGATCTTAAGTGTGATTTTTCTTTCCGTATAGCGCCCCATATTGTTTTTAAGAGGCATAGGAATTCCGTTTCTTAAGGGGTGAGACGTCGGCAGCTTCCTTTCAAATTTGGGTGATTCCGGAATAAAAGAAGAAAGCGAGACACCTTTAATGTGCTCGCTTAACCGTTTATCAAATATGATCAGATCATAGCCCCTCATTCATTCACCCCCGCCAGAACGATTTTTTGATTGTATTTCTTCATGTATGCCTTGTTTTGCTGCTTGGTTAGCTTATCCACGGGAACTACTAGCTCTTTTTCCACAAACTGAGCCATCAAGCTGATCATTGTATCAAGCTTATCCGTGAGTATCGCGTTTTGTTTTTTCAACTCCGCGATTTCCGCACTGTTGTCATGTTGTATGATGTTTTGCTGCGGACCCGGATTGTACCCGACCATTGAGCTGGCCTGACTTAGCACTTTGTGTGCCTGGCTACGTCTGAACCGCCGCAAAGGCAGAAGCATTTCCCCTCTATGGACTTCGGCCATATGATCCCGGGTAATCAAGCCTCCTTGGTCATAGCCAATGTAACGGCCGCCGCGCGCCATTGATTTTAACCCGGGATGGTTCATAATGCCGCCATATCTTTTATTTAGGTAGTTGATCGCCGCTAAGACTTGATGGACTGGGTTTTTGATATTTCCGTACCCTTTTTCTTTGTAGGCGTTGAATGTGCTAGGAATAAACTGCATGAGTCCTTGCGACGGATGACCGGCCTTCGCGTTAGAATCCCAAGTATTGACTACGTTTGGGTTACCTCCGGATTCCTTCATAGCGATAGTTTCTAACGCTTTCGCGTATGTTGAACCCATCCCTTTAATAGCCAAAGCCTGGGCAACCCATTTCTTGACGGCCTTCGATCCGCCTTCTCCTTTAAAAGAGGAAGTGAAATCGGCCATCATATTTTTTAGAAACGATACGGCTTTATCCTTTACGAAAGTGAACCCGCTGCTGGCGATTTTACCGAAACCTCCAGCCATTTTAGGGGCACTCACGCCGAGCTTGTCTAATATGGTATTTAGTAGCTTTCCAGGATTAGTAGTATAATCAAATACGTCAATAGCCAGCCCTTTAATTTTGTCCCCTAATTGTGTGAACCAGTTCCCGCCGGTTCCATCTTTATAGAACGGGACTTTACCGCCAAACATTTTTTCAGCATCATCCCCGCCTATTACTTGGGTGCCGCGCGGCAGGTTCATGAGGGTGGGAACATTTGGGCTAATCCCTATTTGTCCATCAGGTGTTATAAAGGGCTCGTGTTTATAACCATCGCCCAAGACAGCTAAACCACCGGGGTGACCGCTCGTACCTTTTTCATAATGCGGAACTTCCCATTCTGGAATCTGGTTCTTTTTGTCGACGCCGATTTTTCCAAGAACCCAGTTAACGCCGCCAATGACTCCGTTTACGACTCCGCCGAGCCCATCAAACATTTTATTAGCTAGATGCTTTATCCCTCCCATGGCTTTGCCTGCCATGTTCTTGATGCCGTCACCCATTCTTTTTGGCAATGCCTTGGCCCCGTCTACGATTTCCCAAAATTTCTTGATGATCCCGTCTTTCATTTGTCCGACAAGTTGAAACCCCTTATCTTTTAAGGACCCGAACAATTTTACGGCATTCGCTACACCATCTTTAAACGTATTTTTGATCCAGCCCCACATCTTCGGGAAAATACCTTTCAAGCCAACACCTAAAGCCTTTGCCCCACCTAAGATTTTCCCGATAAATGATAAGTTTATGAGGTTCCAGACAAATTTTACGGCACCGGAAAATATTTGTTTAATACCTTCCCACATTTTTCCGAAGTTACCTGTCAAAAGGCCAGAAAAAAAGACGATAACCCCTTGGATGACAGAAAGAGCACCGCTGACTATGCCGGAAATATTACTCCAAACAGATTGGACAATGCCGACCACAAGAGGCAAGATAAATTGAACCACTGACCAGACATTTTGCAGGGCTTGAGATATGACTGCACCGTTTTGCTGCCAGAAAATCTTCCACTGGATAGCCAGCTGATTAATAAAGGACAGTATTCCGGTTATTGCTTGCTGAATGATTGGACCGAGTGTTACAAAAATGCTTTTTGCAATGTTTCCGAGAGTTGAAAAAACCGGAGTCATTGCAGCAAAACCAGCTTTTACACTTGTGATTATGGGCTGTACTTGCTGCTTAAAACCGGCAAAGGCTATTTTTATATTGTTAATGCCCGTAACAATAAATTGAACCGTGGAAGGAGGTAGAAAATCTTTAAGAGTGTTCGCGCCCTTCGCTGTATCACCGTTAAAGATATCTGTAATTCCCGAAAAAATAGTCTTTAAATTGCCGCCGGTGTTGGCAATATTCTTCATTGCAGGTTCAAGGCTCTTCATCTTATTTTCTAAGCCGGACATAACGGGTTCTAAAATGTCCAGGATTCCGTTACCTATTGGCTGCAGGGCTGAAAGAGCCGAGCGCCCTAACTTTTTAAGACGGTCACCAAAGTTATCCTGTAAAGATTGGCCGGCTTTTTTCGTCGCCCCGTCAATATCGCCAATTTTTCCATTGATGCCACCAAGGGCATACATCGCATCAGCCTCAAGGTCTTCCCATTTCGTACCGTATAAGGCAACCCCGATGTTATTGGCCGCCACTTGGTCTTTCATGCCTTTCAATTCGCCAAGAACCGCGTTAGAAACGTCCTTTACTGTGCCCTTACCTTTAAGGAAATTTTGCCATACCTTTTGGGTGCTGCCAGACATTTGGGCCATTGCTTCGCTTGTCGATTTCGATCCGTCTTTGACTCTGATCTGAAATTCTTTCATGACATCGTTAATGTAATCAAGATTGTAAACCCCAGCGTCCGTGCCTTTCTTTAAAAGCTGAAAATACTCCTCAGCAGAAAAGCCCATTTTAGCGAATAAAGGGCCATACTCTGAAAGGTTGTCGAACAATTCATTTGAGAAGTTCAGGCCATTTTGTGCCCCATAGGTCATTAGATCAAATGCCTTTTTGCTCTCAACGCCGAAGCCTTTCATAATATTATTGCCAGCCCGGGTTACCTCGTTTACATCCGCGTCAAAGGTTTCTGAAAGTATGATCGCGCCTTTGGTGACATCTTTCAGGTCCTTCTCACTCAAGCCCCTGATATTTTGCCTCACCTGTTTAATGGCATCCTTAACAACATCCATGTTGTCGCCAAAGCCATCTTTCCATACACTTGTCGCCGATTGCGTCAATGAGTTGGCCTCGTCTTTGGTTAGGCCCAACTGAGCGCGGAATTCACCTTGTGATTTCTGAGCATCCAGAGACATTTTAGCCCCTAAAGCCCCGATCGCTGCAGTTAAGCCAGTTACCCCAGCAACACCGGCGGACAAAGCGCCTACCAATCCCACTTTGATAAAAGATGAGAACTTAGACACTTTTTCGCTTGCGTTGACGCTGGCAGCTCCGATTTCACGCTGGCTCTCTGCCATATTGTCAGAACTTTGGCCGGCTTCTTGTTGCGCTCGTTCGAGCTGTTGGTATTGCATTTGAGCCCGCCGCAAAGACCCTTCAAGGGAATGATAGGACTGGATTTGTGTGTTCAGCCGCTGCGCGTATTTTTGGGTCTGTTGTGATCCTTCGCCGTAAAGCTCGACCTGTTTTTCGTAAGATTTCCGGTATTCTTCAACGATCTTTTCCTGAATGGATAGCTCATTTGATAAGCCCTCGACCTTCTTCTTACTGGCTGTAAGCTCGTCGCCCATGGATTTAAATTCTTGGACAGTTGCCTTTGTTGCTGTTCTCGCTGTTTTCAGATTGTTCCGGAGCCCAGTAATTCCTCTATTAACACCGGCATCATCTAGGGTTGTGTTAATGACCAAATTCCCTATCGGTCTACCTTCTGTCGCCAAATGGTTATCCTCCTTTCTTCAAATTTTTGCACGCCAAAAAGAGCGTCTTGAATCGACACTCTTTATAAAGTCACGCCAAATATCCGGTAAGCTGGCACAAGTTTGTTTTCTTCTTCGTATTTGAAATCGGCAAGTTCAAAGAATCGGTGGATATCCATTTCATCAATTTCATGAAGTTTATAACCGTTTTCCATCAGATCAGTATATAACTTTTTCATTTGATTCAGGTAATCCCGATAGGTCAGATTCTCGCCTTTTATTTCTGAGCGTCCAACGCCTTCTTTTTTAACTTTCCCTTTTTTTCATCTTTCGCCATAACCTGTTTGAAAATATTTTGCATCCAGTCAGCTAAATCATCAGACAAGACACCATCTAAAATGTCATCAAAAGTGAATTGATTGTTAAATAAATCAACCACGTAATGTAACATTTCTTCCATTTGTTCAAATTCAGACATTCCGGATTCTTCTGCCGTTGCATGTATTTCCAATGCTCTGTATACGTGTCTAGAAGTTACAAACGGCTTAATATAAGTCTTTTCCGGCACTTCAATGATATTTCCATCTTTATCAACTTTCGCTTGTGTGTAGTCTCTTAAAATAGCTTTAATCATCCTGTTCCCCATCCTTCTTTAAAAATATGAAAAGACAGCCTCGACGGGCTGCCTGTTATTTTCCTAGATCAACGCTTTCCTGCGGTGTTTCCGAGCTGTCCGGGTCTATGCCATAGGCTCTTTGGTAGAACTTCTCAAGAGAAAAATCTTTGTTTTGATCATATCCAACTAGGAACACCAACCCGTCTTTTTTACGAGGCAAAAACTGGCCTTCGATTGAATCTGTTTGAAAATCTACTTTGTCCTCTTTAGTCTTCCCTTCAGCAGAAGGAATGCCAAATTTCCCTTTTAACAAAGCATAATACACATAGCCCTTTTCATGATGTTTCTGGCGCCATGTGATACAGACGTATGGCGGTTCCATGTCTTTATGATACAATTCAATACCATCCTCAACCGTAACACCGAGGAGTTTTCTTTTCACTTCCGTGGTTAGATCAGCTAAATTTAATTCTAATTTTGTTTCACCTACACCAGAGCTTTTCACAGCATAAAGACCGTCATCAGCGTATAGTGATGCAAGTTCGGAAGCAACGTCCAACTTTGCTTCAATTGCTCCCGGCATACTCTGTACAGATGGAGCTTTTTCATTTTCGTCAAGTTCTCCAAATCGAATACCGTCTAATCCTGTACGGGCCATTCATATCATCCCTTCAAATTTATATTTTCTGAATATCGATTAATTTTGTTGCCCTGTATCTCCGGGCGTACCGGTAAAGCGCGATGTCAGGGTCACGATCAAAAGCAGAAGCATATTGCTGATAATCGTTGTTCGCCATGATCTGATCAATAATAGGCTGAATCTGCTGTGCTTCCTTGATCGTTTTCGTCCATAAATCTATTTGAATATCAACCTCAAAAGTGAGGGCTGTATTGTCTGCATAATCTTTTCTGTGGCTCTCAAGCTCATTTATCCGGATCATTGGGGCCTTTTTAACGTCTTGATCCTCTTCTGGTACATAAACCAGGAAAATGCGCGCACTGTCCACAAAAGATGAAAGAGTTTCGTTTTCGCTAAGAAGCTTTTCAACTTCCTGAATTGGCAGCATCATAGTCCCAACTCCCTTGCGTAAACCTCTTGGACTTTTCGCAAGACGATATCCGCATATTCATTTTCTGTTCTCTCAATGAAATGCTGCGGACGCTGTTTGATCGTCCCGAAGTTAGAAAAATGAAGCCGGGAAGCCGTTTCTTTTCCATAGCCCACACTGGCATAAATCTCTCCGTCTTCCCTGGGCTTCGAGTAGACCACATTGTCTTTCATGTGCGTTTTGTGGCCGTCGTTTCGTCCGATAGGCGTATTTCGTTCTAGACCTTCCGCGAAAATGGCCGCGCCTGCCTGAACGGCAGCTTTCGCAGCCCTCACCCTTTTCCTCGAAAGCTTGTCTAGCTCTTTTTCGATGTTTCTTGTTCCGTCGTCCTGGCGTGCCATTAGCTCACCTTCTCCGCTAAAACATTCATTAGGTCTTTTTTCTGAGAGTTTGGGAGGATGTCTTTTATTTCGAACAGTTCATCATCGTGAAGAACATACATGTTGTTTGTTACTTTCTTGATCTGCTGATAACGAATAATGAAAGTGATACTGTTTTCCAAAAAGGTGCCAGCCGTTGAAAGCTTTTCTCTTAACTTTTGTTCTCTCACCTCGGCCCAGCAAGAAAATAAGGGCTCAACCAGCTCAATATTTTCCCCGGATTCCGGGTCCTTCCCGTTCTTCCTCGTAACAAATGAAATGCGTGTATTGAGCCGGCTAAACTCCATACTTGTATGCCCCTCTGAACTGCTGTATAAAATTTGTTACGCCGAAAGGGATTTCTTCCAGGGCTTTGTCTACGGAAGAAACGCGCTGCTCATACCATGCCCCCACCAAGAACATGACCGCTGTATCGAATTTCGGATTATCTTTGAAAAAATCGTCTCGATCTGGCGAAAGCGTGACCGCGTCCTTGATGTAATTTTCTGCAGCATCTTTTAACTGCTGGATTAAACGATCGTCAAAATCGTGATCGATACGCATAGCAAGCTTTAAATCGTCAAGCGTCATCTCGTCACTCCTTCCCAAACAAAAAAGGGACGCTATGAGGCGTCCCGGTCATTTTTATTATTCGGTTGTTTTTGGTTTCAGCGCATCAATTTGAGCTTGGAGATTATCTAATACCGCTTTAACTTCGCTGTTTAAGTTAACCAGCATGATGCTGCCGGTTCCGACGTTGTTACTTCTGACAATGTTGTCACCAAGCATTTCATGAGTAATGCTTTTTTCTTCAACGACAGCCGGATCACCTTTGTCCCCTTTCGGACCTTGGGGTCCTGGCTCTCCCTGGGGACCTTGTGGACCGGTATCTCCTTTATCCCCCTTGTCACCTTTTGGACCTTGGGGTCCCTGTGGCCCAGGTTCCCCCTGCATCCCTTTAATGTACAAAGGATTTTCTTCGCTGTTGCCTTTCAAATAAACCGGCGTTACTGGTTTGCCCGTGCCATCGTCCTCTGCAGAAGTGAATACGCCGTTACTTTGGTTTAAAAATTGATCTGCCATTGTTCCTCATCCTTTTCTATTTTTTTATTTTCCAACGTCGACTGCTTTTTCTTCGGTTTCTGCTGCTGGCGGATTGATTGTGACAAAGTAACCAGCTTTTCCATCTGCCTTTTTAACATCAAAACGCACAGCAAGAGATAGGACTTGTCCATAAACTTCATTTTCGATCCATTTAGCTGTAGCATCCACACGATTTGCAAACAAAACAGCCCTTTTCAAGTCACCGATAAACATGACCGCGTCGCCTGACTTCGTCCCTAAAACTGTGTCATCCACAACTTGGACCTGGCTGCCAAACAACATTTTGCCTGTTGGTGTTGAAATGTCCTGGCGTAAAATATATTGGCCGTTTTTGTCTTTTAAGGTGTCAAGAAATTGGAATGCCGAGGCTGTGGCTACGATATTACGGGCATAGGCTTGCTTTAAGTCCACATTAAAAATATGTTTAATCTCATCCGTTCCCGTAACTGTTTTCTTAGGGAAAGAGCGAAGAACCTCCGCAACTTTTGCGTTTTTAGTATTTCGTTTAACTTGCTGCAGATGATTGGCCACAAGTGCGGTTAAATCGATGCCTGAATCGTCAATCGCTTCTTGTGAAATAGGCAATTGACCGCGATATGTGTCAACTTTCCACTCCACTTTATTGAATTTTGGTTTCGCCAGCTCCGGGTTTTTCTCCAGTTCGGCGACAGATACCAGACCGGTATCCGCGTTTGCAAGCACCGGATAAGTCCCGGACGCCGTCGTCACATTGACGTTATTGACGATCGCCGCTAAATCTACAACGTCTTCCGGCTCTTGCTGTGGTTTGGTGATCACATCGATTGGAATAACCGCCTCAGCCCCATCCGATTTTAGGCCGTCTCGTGTCTCACCTTTAGATCGAAGAAAGGCCTCAAAGGCTCTGACTTCTTCCTTCCCTTGTCCAGGTAAAATAGCGCGATATTCGCCGCCAGGTAGTGATCTTTTCTCGTCTCCTTCATTACCGCCAGCCGATGCAGGTTCTTCCTTCTTGAGCCCGGCCAATTCTTCATATTCCGCAAGCTTTGCTTTTAGGTCCTCAAGCTCCTCTTTCATTTTTGTCACTTCGTCTTTTAATGCTGTGGCTTCGTCCAGCTTGTCTTCTTCTGCTCTTTTCTGTGCATCCGAAATTTTTGTGTTAATCGCCGTTTCCTTTTGTGCTACGAGTGATCGCATTTCTTTAATTTTTTCATGTAACATATGACTGCTCCTTTTCAAAAAAATAAGCACTCATTGATTGAGTGCTTTTGAAATCCCATTTTTAATAAACCTGGTAGCAGCAAAAGGCTGCTTCTTGACAAATAAAAAAAGCACCCATTGTCTGAGTGCTTTTAAAGTCCTATTTTCAACAAATCCAACTGCAGCAGGATTTTTTCTCTTTCCGGATTTCGGTTCCTTTGTTCAAACTGCTTTAAATTACGCTTTGCGATAGACACGTCAGTGTCTTCATACGCCGGATAAGTGACAACTGAGACATCCGTCAATTTAGAAATGTTCCGCAAACTGCGCAACGGCAGGCCAGTTTCCTGATCTTGTGTAAAGCTGTCCCCTCCTTTTCCTAATAGGAAGCCGAAAGAACAATTCGAGATATTGCCTAGCCTGATATTTTCATATAGATCATTCGCGTATTGTGTATTTGGCAGCGTAATGTCAAAGCGTAATCCAACATCGTCAACATCGAGCTTCAACGTGCCGGCAGAAACCCGGCCAAGAATTTTAGAAGGATCATGATCGATCAGCGCCCTTACATCGCTCATATCTGTTTGATCCAAAGCCCGTTTGTCGATCATTTCAATGAATCCGCCTAAGTTATGGCTCCGGGTGCCAAATTTCAAAGCGTACCCGCTGATAACCTTTGGGCCGTCTTCTTCTGTATGAGCTTTTAACCCCCCGCCCTGCTGCGTTCTGATCTCTACATCCTTAGACATTCTCCTCACCTCCTTTACCTGCTGACGGGATCGGCAGAGTCTTTGCTTTTGCTTTCTGAATTTCGTCCATCAATTCGATATCAACATAGTTCAAACTCATAAAACGTTTATCACCGTTTGGAATAGGTGAGAAACCATATTCGGCCAGTGCATTGTTGAGAGAAAAAATGCCGTTTTGCAGAAGCGCGATGATATTTTCTCGTTTTGTTTTTGCATCCGTTTCCCTGAATCGCCTTGTATCGAACTGGAATTTCGTTGTCAAATTCAAAGGATACGGCAACATTTTAAAGTTCAACTCTGAGGCAATAGCCACAAAGTAATTGGATAAGGTATTCGTCAGATAGTCCAAGTTTGCTTGTTCAAGCGATGTGTTCACCTGCTCGATCCCCAATTTGTGAGGCGGCAAACCAAATACTTTCGCAATTTGTTTTGTTGAATGCGTGTAATTATTGACGATCTCAAGGATTTTCGTATTGATCTCAAGCTGTTTGAATTCCTCATTATCGCTGAGAACCACAACCCGCTGCTGATTTCTGGACCCTGAATTGGCTTTTTCGAATTCATTGCGAATGTTGTCCTTTGCCTCCGGGGAAAGGTGCCCCTTTTTGATATTTACAATACCGCTTAAATTCGTGCCCCTTCTGAAAAAGTCGGTAACAAGGCGCTTGCCCGCCTCCTGGCTTTCAACTTCATGCTTGAGACTGTATAATGGCCCGACCCCGGTTATACCATCAAGGCTAAAAAATTTAATATGCAAAACGTTTTCAGGCTTTAAAGTCCTTTCCTTGCCGCCGGATGGATAATACCGGTAGACTATTTCATTACGGTCTTTCAGCTGTTCAGCATAAACTTCACTGTTCAATAAATGGATCAGCTCCAAGGGGGTACCCTCGCTGTCCCTTCTGATTTCAGCATAGGATTGCCCGTTTAATAAGGCATTAGCAACGAGAATAAACTTGAAAAAGTATCCCGAATAGTATTCATTGGGCTTTTCATTCAGTAGCCTGAACAAGTCGGATTCCTTTTCCTCGACCCCGTTTTGTGTAACCATGATCGGAGATGCCGCAATATCTGATGCAAGGGTAAGAACGGCCGTGAAAACATCACTATTTTTAATTGCATTGACGGATGTGTAGTACAATCCATCAAGCCCTAATACTGCATCAATAAACTGCCTTTCTCCCCTGCTCATTTCTCCATCACTCTGCTTATTCATAGATCGAAAGAATGCCACTCAATTACCTCCCTTCCTCTTTAGGGTTTAATAAAATGGCAATGAGGACGAGGAATAATCCTGTCATCATTAACCCGGTAACTGAATGAATTAAATAGACTGCATAATTAATCACAAACAGCCCAGCCAAAAACAAAAGAGTATGTAAGTTTAATATGATAGACTGCCATACTCTCAAGAAAAACGTATTGATCTTTCCGATTTTCATTTCGTCTCGCCCTCCCTTGCTTAAAGTGTGAAATTGCCGCTTTCATAGTAGCTATTCCAGTCATAATCATCTTGATAATGGTACATTGCGCCTGTGTGAGCATTCATAAGAGCCGCCGCAGGGTCGATCTTTTCCCTGTTTAAATCCTTGTCAATTTGAATCGTGTCATTTACCTTTTTCAGCATGGCGTTGTTCATCGCTGTATCAAGTAATGGGTTATTATTGTGGATGATCTTTCTGTCTATCACATTTAAGCGAAAATCTTTCGTCGGCTCCGATAAAGTCCGCGGCCCCTGGCGAACCTCAATTAGTTTATCTTCATAGCCGTATTTCTCGATTTCGTTTAAAAATAAGGAAATGTTATAAGGGTCAAAGAAAATCCCCTTTACCTGCAGGTCGTTTTCCTTGATATGATTGATCATGTAATCAACAACCTGCTGTAGGTTAATGATTCCGGATTGTTTATCTGTAATTGTGCAGTAGCCTGCTTGTGAAAGGGCTCGATAATCAATTTTGTCACGCTGTATCTTATTATCAAGACCGCCCTTTGTTCCGACAAAAGAATGGCTGTCCACATAAAACGATTCTTTTTCATCCTCTAAGGGATAAATAAAGCTGAGGGCCGACAAGTCATCAGTTCGGGACAAGTCTATCCCGATATAGACGGGCTTTCCTGTAATGTCCGGCGCAGCATCGACGCCGCATTTCTTCCAATCACGTCCATTTAAAAAGCTTTCAGATGAAGCAGACTGCCATAAATTAAAGTTTTTTACTAGGGTGCCGTTAAGGTCATCCTTGTCCATTGCTTCTTTCAGCTTTTTGCGAAGATTTTTCATGATTTTTTTCTGCAGTGCCGGAACCTCAAGCAACGGATTGCTTTTTATCCAAGTGCTTTCGTCGTATATTTCTTCTTCGTCATCCTGTTCATAGACAACAGCAAAATAGTTTTCATTTTCTTTTCGACCGTTCAGAATATCATCGACATACGGATATTCTTGCGAATACATCGGGCCATTTAATTTAAAACCCGCTGTGCTGATAATTAAAATGAGGCCCTGGTCTTGCTGACCTTGAGAAGATTCCAAGACCTCCATCATTTTGGTATTGGAAGCCGTGTGATATTCGTCGAGAATACCGATTAAGACGTTTAAACTGTCCAAATTATCCGTATCACGTGAAAGAGGCATAATTACACAGTCGTCTTTTAAGTAACGAATTTCGCTTTGTACGATTTTTGTTACTTTCCTTATAGCTTTTGACTGGCTTCTGATCTTTTTCAACTGCATTGTGATCATTTTAAATACGGTTTTGGCCTGACCTCTTGAATTTGCTGTCGCATAAATTTGTCTGTCAAACTTAGGCGATTCCCCGTAAATCAATTCGTAAAGTGAAAGGCCCGCGACAAGTACGGATTTCCCGCCCTTTCTCGCCATACTTATATAAGCTTTGGTGAAACGCCGGAAGCCGGTTTCTTTATTCCGCCAGGCATAAAGCATGTATACAATGAATTTCTGAAATAAAGCCAATTTTGTAGGCTTTCCCGTCGATATGTCCGGCAGCATTTCAAGAAATTTGACGACCTTTTTAGCTTTCGCTGGCCTATACTCATACGGGTAAGACGGATCGGCCGATCTTTCCAGGTCTCGCAGATGACGCTGACAGGCTTTTTTCACTTTCTTGCAAGCCGTAATTTCACCGCTGGCGATCTTTTGAGCATAAAGCGTACCTGGATCAATTTGTTGTTTAGTCGTCATCATTCATCAGGGCGGCGAATGGGTCCACGTCATCATCTTCACTGTCGAGCCCCACAATTCGCAAACGCGAATCAAGAGAAAGACCAAGCTGCCCGGCAATCCCCCGGATTTCTTTCGACATGCTGTTCATAATGTCCACCGAAGGATTTTTCTTTTTGACCTTTTCGCCGCGACTGTTCACCTCATACATAACCTGGCCGTTTTTCAAAATGTCGGCCGTTGCTTGCCGATACTGTGCATAACTGTTGCAATAGATCGCCAGCAAAGTGGAATCCAATTCGGAGATTGGCATTTTAATAATGTGCGGGTAGATTCTCCGCCATTCATTCTTTGCCATCTTGGATAGCCAGTATGGGGGCTTTTCTTGTAAAGGCGAAAAATCTTTTAATTTTTCCTCTTGCTTTAAGCGTTCCTCTCGTTCCTCGTTGGTAATTTGTCCTTTTAATGTTTCAGTTAATTGTTTTCGTCTCGCCAATCAAAACCACCACCTTTCACCCAAAATAGGCACTATAAAAACCGACAATTTCGGCGGACGACAAAAAAGCCGATCAACTCATGAGACATAAGGGATCGGGCGCAAAAACTACAAGCCAAAAATGCAGCCCAAAAAGCAAAATTCAAATTTTCATTTCAACAATTTTTACGAAGATGAGGGGGCGCCGATGTCCTGGAAATAAAAAAGCCCACCCGGTTTAACAGTGGGGGGACTTAATCAGCCAAATATTCTATTTTGTTCCTCAGTTCTTCACAGGAAACATTCACTAAATACCATGCCGTGTACTGTTTGATAACAAAGTTAGGATGATCCTGATTAACAAAGGCCAGCCCATAATATTCACATCCGTCCCAAGGCCAAGGAATATATCCAAAATCATTTTTAATTTCAAGAATGTGTTTAATTCTTAATTGCTTTAATAGTTCAGCCTTCTCCTCGGTTACCTTCAAACCTTTATAATCAACTAACATACTCATTCCCCTTTCCCAAAGGTGACCTGATTATGATGGTACTGACAAAGCACTTCAAGGTTTGATAAATCATTGCGTGCTGCAGGATCATTTAAAACGTCTCTAAGCTCTTTGAACTTGTGATGGACCACTAACCTATCAGACTTATTTAAACGCCCCTGTGCGGCGCATAAGGCACAATGAAAGTTACTTTCTCGTAGCTTCTGTTCCCGAAGTAGCTTCCATTCTCTTGAATGATAGTAAGAGTAAAGCTCATTGTTCTCCCTGTTGTATCTCACCGTTTTATTGTAATGTTTGTCAGCATAGCCCTGGTGTTTCTCACAATACTTCTGTGACCAATCCACATACTCACGGCAGCCTGGCGCGTTACATCTTTTCAACGGCATTGCAAATCATCTATTTCAACCACAGAGATATCAAAACTTTTATCGTAAACAAGGATGCCATTTTCCAACCCTTCTTCCAACGCGTTTTTAATATTGTCTCTTGCACTATCAGATAAATGATCTACTTGAGCTTGAACTAATAATATTTTCATCTCTATTCCTCCCATTTTTCTAAAGCTTTTTCACCGACCGCCAGTTCCTTCGTCTCAACTGCTAGTGCCTTATCGGGATCGTTACCATGCTTGATACGAATATAGGTAGAACCAACCTTATCGGCTCCCCCTGTTCGCCACTCGAAATCTATTGCAATACGATTGGTAATCTTCTCACCTTTGTAGAAAACACGCGGTACCGAATCAATATCCTCAAGCTCAATCTGTAGCAAAGGTGACTTATTGAGTGGCTCTGCTTCCAGATTATTTAAATCGCCTTTTGGAATAGCGTCTCCACTGAGAAATACAGTTCCCCCGTTCAATTCAAAGCTCACAGGTCAATCCCTCCTAAATAAAAAACGCCCCCCGTTTGGGAAAGCGCCTGGATATATTCTTTCTAAACCGGGCCCACACTCAGAGGCCCTCATTGGCCGCCAATCGTTTTTTCTGAGATTCACTGGACCCGGTTTACAGAGAACATAAAAAAAGCACCGATTGGGTGCTTAATCACGTCGTATTGCTACTATTCCATTTTCATCTGGTTTTAATGGTATTTCTATGTCCTCGCTAATATGTTTTAGTACAAACGCCGTAGGCTTAATGAATAGATCATGTTCCTTACCAAATAAATCATCAATCGGCTCAATTTTTTTGAATTCAAAGTCCCGCAAAATTACGGCCTGAATATTATCTATTGAGTTTTCTTCTGGATAACCAAACCGCTCTAAAACCGCAGAGCTTGTTCCCTCCGATAATATGGTTCGTTCATCCACTTGCAATGTCACGCCCATTTTCAAAACCTCCCGCACTCAGAAGTCGCTTTTCAATTTTGACCTAATATCATATTAACCGATCTAAAACAAAACAGAGTGCCAACGTTGCGCCAAAATTGTGCCAAAATCATTTTGCTGTCATGCCTCTGCTTTGCCTCCTCTGCAAGTTCTCTTTTAGTTCGCCCCATGTCATATTCATGACTTGATTATCAGTAAGTTTCAGTCCCTTTTTTAAACCGGAATAAAGTTTGTACTGGCTGTCTGAAAGCTGAATTTTTCTGATAGAATCCATTTGTTTTCCTGTTATGAAGTCAGACATAATTGATCGGCTCCTTCAATTTTTTTCTACATTATACCATGCAAAAGTCTTTATTTATCCACATTATCCACGAATTAACCATATCTTATATTGTGTCCAATTCACAGAAACGCGGAACCCTTTGTCCTGCATAGTTTCATGCCATTTTTCCAAAATGAGTTGGACACTTTCTCATTATGGTTAGTTCGTTAAAACAGGCAGAAAAAAACTCATCCGTTTTGAAGACAGATGAGCTTACAAGCTGAATGCGTCCATTGTTTGGTCCATTGTGTCTTGAGTGATCCCGATATATCGAAGCGTGACGTCCGGGCTGGAATGGTTGAATATCTCTTGCAGCAGAGCAACGTCCTTGAATTTTTTATAATGCCAATAACCGAACGTTTTTCTCATAGTATGCGTGCCTATACCATCAAGCCCCACGTATTCCGCAGCTTCTTTGAGTATGTTATATGCCGTGCTTCTGCTGATCGGTTTATTTAGTCCTTCGCGGCTCTTAAATAAAAATTCCTGGTCATCTCTATCTTTAATATAGTCGGCCAAAGCCTTTTTTAGTGCCTTATTTATTTTGATGCGTTTTTGCTTGCCGGTTTTCTTCTCGCGTAAATCGATGTACATTCGTTTGGCGTCGCGGACTCTTAAACGAAGTAAATCGGATATACGCAAGCCTGAGTTTATGCCGGTGACGAAAAGCAGATAGTTTCTTTCACTCCGTTCTCTCAGGAATCTCTTTATATAATAAATCTGGTCCATATCCCGGATAGGCTGCACAAAATTCATTACGAAGCACTTCCCTTCACATACACTTCTTCTTTCAATGCAAAAGCCAGGTTGTAAAAGGCGCGTGATTTTATCCGGAAGTATGTGCGCGAACTTAATCCGATTTCGTTGTATACCTCATAATCAAAACGGTGATCTTGGGACATATACCTCATGATGATGATCTGCCGTTCATTAGCCGGCAAGCGGTTTACGGCCTTTTGTACTTTTGCGAGAAAGGCATTTCGTTTCTCTTCCATTTCGGTCCTTTTAATGGCTGTATCTTCGGTAGATGAATGAAACGCGTTTGTATTTGACGGCGGGACGAGGTTAAATCCTGCCGTGACCTTTGGCAGCAGATCATCCGGGACTTGCAAGAGAACCACCCTGTAATTATCAAGTATGGCTTCAACCTTCTTTTTGGTTGCTTCTCTATCGATTTCGGGTAATTGAAATAACATTGATTAATTCCTCCCTTTTATTTACGCTTATAAGCGCCGCCTTTGCCTCTTTTAAGAATTTGCTTGTTTTGCCCCATGATCTCTCGCCAAAAGCGCTCAGAGCGCCCCTGCGCTTTTTCACGGTGTTTTCTTTTAGTGGGTTTCATGTCTATTTCTCCTTTCGCTAGACTACAGCCGGGATAAATAAAAAACGGACACCAAACAAACAGCGTAAAAGCTGTAAGTTCAGTGTCCGCAGGCATTCCATCTAGGACATATTCAGTTATTTTCCTTCCCGACTGCTATGATCAAGCCAAGCACCCATCAATCAATAAGCAATCATTTTTTCTTTCCTCAAATTCTTTTTTTATTTCCGATGCGCGATATCCAGGAAGAGTTTGACGAATAGAATTTCCGTAACGTCCAAGGGCATAATTTCGGCCGACCTCTTTTGTATAGTCCTTCAATGTCCCTTCGTCACCATAAGCAACATTATTTTCGTAAATTGCAATAGCAGCCTCTTCATCCTCCGCCGCAATCAACGCATAATAAGGTTCATGAATTTCAAAGTATTTCATGTGTTTATTCCCCTTTCTTTATTTCCGTCCGCCGACGGTTTTCATCAAATTGTCTTGCAGCCAGAACATGAGGTATAATCTGCCGTTCGCCCCATACTTTCGGTCAAAAATATCAATGGCTTGCTGCAAAACGGCCTTGTAATCCTGTTTCATAGCGTTTCCCCCTTCCCAGCGGCGGCCGCCAATCATATTTTTTCAGTTGCAAAATAATACATGCTATAAAAATCAACTTTAAAAGGCTTTTTGCAACTTTCGCATTTCATTTCAAATTCTCCGGCCTCATCGCCAACCTCTAAATAATCGTGAATGTTTAATATTTTCCATTTGCAATGAGGGCATTCAATTACATCCGCTATATGATCGTTCATTATTCTGCCGCCTCCCTCTCATAAAGTCTTGTGAAATGTTGATTAGCTTGACTCCCTGCAATCGTCGGTTTATGAATGACTAAAGCTTGTATTCCATCGATCAAAAGAATCTGATTACCGTCTTCATCTTCGATAACCCTCGCTCGCTTCTCAGCTTCATCCAGCGTTAAATTAAAGTGATCAAAAGCCATTTTGAGCTCTGAATCCATCCATCGTTGTACTTTTTTAGCTGTCTCGTCAAATAAAGAATTAACGACCAAATCTTCAAATTTCATTTTCTCAAAATATCGTTCAAGTCTAGGACTTAGTTTGTAATTCATTTCGCCGTCTTCCCCTCAGCTCTTCCCTTGTTTGGTAAACAACTTCCCCTGCTTCTTGTTTAACAACTTCTTCCGCATGGCGGAAAGTCCAGGTATCTCTAAGAGACTTCGCAAAATCAGAATCACTAAAGTTGATCTGATCCAGTAACTTGATAAGAGCATTTCTTGATTTATTTTGAAGTCCGTCTTCTGTGAATTTTTTAAGCATTTATTTCAACCTTCCCGGTCCCTGTCGCTGTTTTAATTAGTGATTGGCTCATACACCATATTCAGTATTTCGTTATACCAATAATCGTTATCAAAATCTGTTGATAAATGAGTTGCTACTGGTTCTTCTGATAACGGTTCATATACAAAGAAGTGCCCGTTTGTTGTGTTATAAGCAATTTGTCTAGGAATGCCGTCATTACTTTCGACTTGACCATACATATCTCTTAAATAAATCCAATCGCTTCCCGTCTTATCAAACTTTTCTGTATCGACTACCCATCCTTGCATTTTTGCATTTAATATAACATCATCCATTTTTTTATTACCGCCGAATTTTTTCATCCTTCATTCTCCTTCCCGGCTCCCGCCGCTATTTATTTGTGATTGGACTTGTATAAATCCAATTCCGTACTGCTTTTTGATACTCATTGAAACCTTGTTCGCATTCTTTTGAACACAATGACAAAGGCTCATTAGAAGTAGATTTTTCCGGCTTGTATTCACCATGACAAAAAATACACTTTTCCATTTCCGCACCTTCCCGATAAGAGGGCCGCAGCCCCCTTACTTGATATAAAACGTCTTAGATTCAAACGTCCCGACATAGTTGTTTTTCTTCGCATCCGTGTAACAATCAAGCTGAATGACATATGACCCTTTCCCGGTGCGCTTCCGAATCTCGCTGACGCTGAAAGACTTTAACGGCGTTGAGTGTTTGAAGTATCCTCGCTGTACCAGGTTTGTATCAGTTAAGCCGCCGCCAGAACGTTTTTTATAGACGCCCGCCGTGTAGTAAAGCGTTCCAGAACCTTTCTTTTCCGCCCGCCAGTCAACTGTTTTCGCTCCTGAATAGTAATTAGTGTCGTCTGTGAAAATCCTCGCTGTATGGCCGAACGTTTCCTTTTGCCAAGGCGACCAAACAGCCGCCGCGGATTGTGAGAATAAAAGCGTTCCAGAAAGCAAGAGTGACAGTGTAACAATAGTTTTGAATAATTTTTTCATCGTTTATTCCTCCCGACTTCGACTAAATTGATTCAAAATATTTTCTTGTGATGTTTTTTCTAAAAACTGTTCTTAGACCTTTCAATGTGCCAGAATAAACAATTTCATAATCACTGTTTACTTTTTTTACTGCATATCCCTTCCTGCACAAATCATCCCATTCGTTATTGTTTTCACTGCAATAATAATAATTTCGATAAGGCTTGTTTGAGTAATCAAGACCGAAAGCATGTTGTAATTTCCCTATTTGATAACCCGTTAAATCTGCGCCTAATTCCATTCTTATTACCCCTTCCGGCGCCCGTCGCGCCTACAAATTTCAATTTGCCAGCATCGGCAAGATCACGATAGCAAAGAACAGCCCGGCAACCCCAAGCATCGGCAGCAGAAAGGATTGTTTCGGAGCATAAACGACGTTACCCTTAATCGCCAGCCCTTCAGTTCGCTCTATGATAGATTTCACGTAATCCGGGTGAAGTTCGTACTTCTCGGCCAGCTCTTCAATTGTCATCATGCTATCGCGCTGCGCCTTGATTGTATGGAGTAAAGAAGATTGTAAAAGTGTCATTCCGCCGCCCCCAATACTTCACTTGGAATCATGCCCCCGCACTCAGGGCACTCGTAAATATCCATATGCCATAGTTCTAATTCGCTTTCGCCGCAGCTAGGGCAAATAATATCTTCCATCATTCCGCCGCCTCCCATTCATTACGCACTCTTATCGCTTGAAACTGCTGTTGTGTCAGCTCAACATATACAGGCTCATAATGTGCTTTAATTTCAGTTGAAGAAGGGCCGAATTTCAATGCATCAAACAGATTGTAGATCATTTCAACATCAGCCACTGAGGGGCTTTCAAGATTAGTTTTTACAATACAGAAGGCATCTTCTAAATCCTCTGCATCACCGTTAGGATCAGACCAGTCACCACAATCTGGCCCATCGGATAAATACCTGTTTTCCTTATACTTTGCTTTAAAAGCTATTGCTGGAATTGTTTTCATTTCTCCGCCGCCTCCTTAATGGATTTTTTGATGGAACGTAGGGCTTCATTTGCAATTTTTTTAACGTCCACTTTCCGATAACAATCCCTTTCGTTGGTATCGCACAACGGGATTCTTATATTCATGTTTGCTTGCTCATAGGTTTTATAATTCCCTGTTTTTCGGTTACACATAGCACATGGCTTTCTGTCCGTTGAAGAAGTATGCCATACTTTCATTTCGCATCACCGCCCGTCTGTTCCCAATGGATGACAACATCGTTTGAATAAATCCGTAAGAAATCCCCTGAATCAAAGCGGACCTCAAAACCGCCCTCGTTACGTGAAAAAGCATTCCGATTATCTACAATATTTATAACAGTCGCCATCTTTGTGAAGCCTGGCGGCTTATATTTTTGACCAAGCATATAAGTTTCAGAATTAAAGGTTATTGACTTTGCTTTAAACATTCCGTTCCTCCCCCGCAGGGGAAAGCCCCTGCAAATTAATTGAATTTGTGTGATGATTCAAGATTAATCCGTGAAAAGTCACCTTTAAATGTTTCAATGATCGTTCTGCCGTGTTCCGGGGCCTGTGCTTCATAAGCCTTTCCGTTTATGCCATCTATAACAATGACAGTGACCTTCCCGTCTTGAATTTTGCTTGATAAATCTTGATTGACTTTGATTTCTTTAGGACTGTTCACCAGCCGCACCCCCGTGTTAAAATAAAAGTGTTGGGTTTTTATTTTCCGGGGCTTTTAATAGCTCTGGTTTTTTTATACAAAAATTTCATCCGTTTGCCTGAGCATAGCCAGATTATAAAGCTTTTCGATTTCCTCATCGCTCTTCTGTTTAAGCGATTCCTTCCCGTACCTTTCGATCAAATTGATCCATTCGATTTTTTCCATACGCTCCTGTTCTGTCATAAAGACTTCACCTCTTTAAAAGATTTTTCAAAGCGGCATTTTTATAACGCTTTGGACAATGTTCAAACCTGATAATCACTAAAAGCTGCTGTAAGGATGCTTTTTCAAACGATAATCTTGAACCGCCTTTTTTCTTGTTCAGATGCTTCCTCACCTAAAAGTCCCCCATTTCGCGGCTGAATCATTCCCTTGTTCCCCTGATCAATGACGAGGAATAATAATTCTTCTATTTCTCTTTTAAAGGATTTTGCGATTTTGATAATGGACTGACCCCGATTCCACAAATCTTTAAATTTATAAAGCTCCTGCTCATACCAAATAAAATTATTTTCAAGGAACGGGATATAAACAGGGCTTTCACAGAATAGCTGTCTTACTCCGTTTTTTTTAGTAATCATCCTTTGGGGACCGATCCATATTCTTGGATTCGCGGCTATACCGTAAGGCCTGTGGGGCAGAATCCTTCTTTTTGCAAGGTCCACAATCAGAATCAAAAGCTCGTCCGGTTTTCTTCTCAGAAGATCGGCAGCGTCATATAATGATTTGCCGTCATACCAGTAATCTATCAATTTACAAAGCTGGACATATGACCATTCATAATTCAGATTGTCCAAGGCAATTTCTAAACGATTAGCGCGGGCAGTCTTTTTCACGTCCAACACTCCCGCATGGTCCCGGTATGCCGGTGAACAACTACTAATCTTTGTTCATGCTGTAGATTCTTTGATATAAGCCAGTTCTCAGGGTTTAAACCGTTCTTTTTGATGATTTTCTTTTGCACGCGTGTTGGTCGCTTTCCGTGTTTCATGCGTTATCCCTCCGTACATTTGACCAATAGGCCAGCAAGTTTTCGAGCTTTGTTTCAAGCTCCTTCAATCCTTGTTTGAGTTCCTCTGGTGTTTTGTTGGTTTCAAGGTGCCCCCACACCCCAGGCATGATCGGTTTTAGTTCTTTACCATCCACTTGTCGCCACCTCCAAACGGTTATCTGATCCTTGAATTTTAATGACTTTGGCGCCGGTTAAAGAGCGTGAAACAATTCGCCCGCCGTGCTGCCCATACTTATTTTTTAAATCCTGGCTGTTGTAGTTGGTTGTGATGATCGTCGGCGCGTGTTCCCGTGATTCCACAATGGACAGCATCAGATCAGCACCCCAGGATTCCTCGCCGCCTTTGTCCTTTTTGACATACTCCGCGCCCAAATCATCAATGACGAGAAAATCCGATTTTTCAATGTTTTGCAAAATGCCTTCCTCTGTTTCTTTTGATCGTTCGCCGTAAGCGTTTCGTATCCGGCGCAGCAGCATTTTCGTATTGATGAATGCCACCTTTTTACCGAGAGATTTTATATGCATGGCAGCGCTGTGGGCTAAATGGCTTTTGCCGACTCCGTAAGACCCCTGTAGCATGAGAGAATCAAAGCCCTCCCATTGTCCAAAATTCTCCGCATACCATTTGATTTTAGAAAAGGCGGCAATTTGTGATTCCGTAGCAGTTTTTAAAGGGTAATTTTCGAATGTTTTATCTCTTGTGTCCGGCGGTATAAGGCTGTTGTTCCAGAAGAAAGCTTCTGCCTCGGATTGCCGCTTGAACTCATTCATTTCTTTTTCAAGCCCTTTGTTATCACAGGTCAAACAATGGCTGATTTCTTTTTCCCCCTTGCGGTAAATAGGAACTTCGGTCCCGCAATTAGGGCATATGCGCGTGCCGATCTTCTCGGGAATTAAATGAGCCAGGCTCTTAAACTTAGGGCTGATCGTTTTAAAAGAGGCCCGTGTATTGGTCGTCTGTTGCTGGATCACTACGTTTTCCCCCTTTTGACTTTTGATTACGATAGTTCTCAAACTTAGTACCGAACAGCGTTTCAGGTCTTAAATACTTGTCCATATCAGAACCGCGCCATTCTTCCCATTTAACTAAAATGACATGTTTAAAGTCGTCAAATCGATTGCCTTCATTCCAGCGCGCCTTAATTAAAGACCTGGTTTTTGTTGTAGTATGACGGTACTTTGTTCCAGCAACCTTGTTTAAAAGGTCAATGATGAGTTTGTATGGGATCTCCTCTTTTTCTTTTTTGGAAGATGCGCTGTCGGGTTTACCCGACAATATATTATTTTCTTTTTCTTTTTCTTTTTCTTTTTCTTTTTGGTCACTTGTCGTCGACGTATCGTTAACGTATCGTAAGAATAGTTGTTTTATAGATTCATTTGGAATGTGAGGATAAATCAATTGAATCAATGATCTGTCCTTGACTTGCCGCAGCTCCTTTTGAATGCAATCGAGCATCGGTTTACCCGCTTTTGTCAGGTTATATTTCCCCCATTTGATAATTGCAATTTCGCGTGTCGTAGGATTAAATTCCACTAGTTTATGATGTTTTAAAAATCTTTCCATAAGGCTGTTAATTGATTCAATGGAATACCCTAAATCAAAAGCCATTTGTTTTTTTGTAATTGAATAAATGCCTATTTGAGATGTATTAGGGTTTGTAAGTAGGTAAAGATAAAAGTACCTATCTTCCGGTGTCATCTCTTCAAGAACTTTTGGGTCTTGCCAAAACTCAGTATGAACGTGACGATACTTAGCCATGTTGTTTACCTCCAATTACACGCCCTTCTGACTTGGTCAAAGGCCAAACTGATTTTTTTCCGTTCACAATCACAGAGCCGAGAGTATTGTCTTTGTGTTCATTTTGGATGATGGTGCCGCCCTGTTGTCTTAGTTTGTCCAAAGCCTGATTGTGTGTTTTGATAGATTCACTGATGACAGCATGAACTTGGTTATGTAGCCATACATAGCTGACTATGAACATAATCATTCCTCCTTTTTTGGTATAATGTCCCTGTAGGATAGGGGGTGATACTATGAATAAAACTTTTCCAGACACGATAAAAGCAATGCGTACTCATTTAATTAATGGAATGCACGCTGCTGAAAAGAGTTATACAACTCTCAAAAATTCAGGGCTAATTAGTAAATTAAAGATTTCTGATGATCGCCGAATCACAATCGCTTTAGCTCACCTTAACCAAGCGAATACTTTTATTACAGCAGCCCAAACCGTTTATCAATTGGAAACTACAGGAGAAAACCAAGAAATAGAACGCTTTTTTCACCAATTCCAAGTATTTAATGATGAGTTGTTAGACAGTATTTCAACAGACCATTCTGACCAATGGACAGGTATTGAATTCAGAGAGCTAGTCAAGAATTACAATGAGCTTCCTGAAATATTTGAGCTCAAACCATTTATTGTTGATTAATTTTATTGAGCTGATTTCGTAAATGGTTGATTGCGATATTCAATTCATCTAATTTATGTTCAATCTTTATCATTTTTCTGGAATGCCAAAGAATTTCTTTGGCTAAATAGCTTTCTGGATCAATACCAATAGTTTTTTCAGTTTTCTTGGCTTTTTCAATATTTGCTAAGATAGCTATGCGTACAGATTCAGGTAACTCTTTTAAAGGTTTTTCAATTTCAACCTCTGTTGCCGCAGGGGTTGACTTATTATGTTTGTTCATTTCATTTCTCCTCTCAGGGTGTGCAGTTTTATCGGCTTCCTTTCCCCGCCTTTGGGGAATCCCCGGCATTTATGCCGATTGACTTCCGTTAAAAATCGGTCTCCATCCTTCAATGAAGCTCATCGCTTCTTCAAAGTCTTTTTGCAGGATGTTCGGATAGGCGTTTACTCTGTACGCATCTTTTAGATTCTTCCATAATGCTGCATAAACTCTTCTCGTCGTTTCATAGGTTTTTTTGTCTACCATATCCTCGTTCCAGAGCTTATGCACACGTTTGTTGACTGCGTTTCTCATGGCTTGCTGCTGTGAATAATCAAGCGTTAATTTTTTATCCATATCATGCCGAAGTTGCTTTATGTCTTCTTTCATTCCGTCAACATCTTCGTTTAATTGAATCGTTAATTTCATGTTGGCAAGTATGCTTTCTTTTGCGTTCATTGCTTTTGGTTGCTGCCGATTCTGGATGTATTCTTTCATCCGCTTAAATTCTTGAATGAATTTAATTTTGGTTTGAACAGCTTCTTTCGTGTTGTAGCCGAACACAACCAATGTGAATGCATCTTCGGTAAGATCGTATTTTGGATATTGTTTACCCCGTACTTCATAATTTGACGGCGCAAAATTGCGCTGTGAGAATTCTTCGCCTGCATAGTCCATTTGAGTACGAATATCTCTCAAAACGTCTTTATGCTGTTTATCAAACGTTTCAGCGATTATCAAACTGTCTGTGACAGCAATATTTTCTTTGTTGAAGACTAATTGATTTTTCATCTATGGGACCTCCTAAAAATTTCAGTTTTAGCCCTTAATGTCTTGGTTGTTCGGCCAACCAGGTTAATAGAAATTTTTCGCATTCTTTTGCTGGAAAAAGCCATTTCTTTCCGACTCGATACTTAGGAAATCGAGGATCGTAAAAGAACGTATCCTTTATGAAATTAGGGCTCATGTTGGTCTGGCGACACAATTCTTTCATGTCCCAGAACGTAAATTGATTTTTAATTTCATTCAGGTGTTTGCGCATTTCATCAAGAAATTGGCGTTCGATTTGTTCTTGATCTACCTGAACCGTTAGCATTGCTATTATGAAACCTCCTCTATATCAAGGATTATGGCAATTTTCTCTCTGACTTTTTTGCCCTTTCTTTTGCCAAGCAAAATATCAGAGAGATACGCATTCGAAATGTTTAACATTTTAGCTAAGTCTTTTTGCTGCATGTCATTAAGAATCAGCCAAGTCTTAACCTTTTTTCCGAAATCCAATTCCATATAAAACACCGCCTCTATATTTTCTGCTAATTATTCAGCTTTTTATTGACACGAATTAAAGAATGTTGTAGAGTATAGGCATATCTAAATAAACCCTACAAAAACAGCCTGAAACGTTGGGGGACGTAGCTTAAGGCTTTAATTTGTAGTGCCTAAAAAGCTTAATAAGAAGCTTATGAACACAGTTTATTAAAGATTTCTTTAAATGTCAACTCATTTCTAAAGATTTCTTTAGTGTGTTTTCATGAGCCATTAAGGATGGTTGATATGACTACGTTTGAAAGAGTTAAAAAACTTTGTAAAGATCGAGGCATAAGCCTCTCAAGACTTGAAGAAAATGTAGGATTCGGAAAAAACTCTATTTATTCATGGAAGCAGAATAACCCTTCGAGTGACAAACTCAAAAAAGTAGCCGACTATTTCAATGTTTCTGTTGATTACCTACTTGGCCGTACTGATGATCCAAAAATACAAGGCCAATACGACATAAATACTATAGCCGCTCATCACGATGGTGAAGATTGGACAGAAGAAGAGTTAAGGGAAATCGAACGTTTCAAAGAGTTTGTCCGCTCAAAAAGAAAACAACAGGAGTAGTTGAGATGTACGAAAGATTAATGAGGGAGGCTACTCACCTTGGTATAGACACCTATGAAAAACAAATGCCTCATAGACTTAAGGGACTATACTCAAAAAATGTTATTTTAATCAATAAAAACATGGAAACCTCTTACGAAAAAGCATGTATCCTTGCTGAAGAGCTCGGTCATTATCATACATCGAGTGGGGATATAGTTGAGCAAGATACAATTGCAAAGCGAAGACAAGAAAAAATCGCGAGAACATGGGCTTACGAAAGGTTAGTACCTCTGTCCAAAATTGTTCAAGCCCACAAAGAAGCTATAAGAAATAGATATGAGCTTGCTCAATACCTTGAAATTACAGAGGAATTTTTAGAAAACGCCATTAAACGCTATAAAGAAAAATATGGTGATACCGTTAACTATAAAGAATATACCATTTGTTTCGAACCACTTGGTGTAATAGAGTGGTTCGACAAGACTTTTTAACCGCAAAACCGAACATACGTTTCTTGAGAGGTGAAAAAAGATGGCCAGTTTTAGAAAGCACACTAACGGATCATGGGAATACCGGATACGGTATAAGGACAGGAAATCAAACAAGTACAGAGAAAAATCAAAACGCGGTTTTAAAACCAAAAAAGAAGCACAGCTAGCAGCTGCACAAGTTGAAATGGAGATTGATTATTACGGTTTCGCCGAAGATGGTGACGAAAAAACTGACACCTATTTTGAAAGTTGGTTGGAAATATACAAAAAACCAAATGTCAAACCGATCACCTATTCCCTTCAAGAAAGGAATGTGAGATTAAACATTCTCCCGCGGTGGGGCGACTATAAATTAAAAGAAATTAATCGAAATGAATATCAAAAATGGATCAATGAATTGAGGGGGCACTATAGTGAAGGAACAGTGAGAAGGATTCACAGCATTATGAACACCGCACTCAACGATGCGGTATACGAATTCAGAATCCTTCGGGAAAATCCCGTAACGAGGATCAATATTCCAAAAGACACAAAGACTAACAAGGTAATTAAATTCTTTACTATAGAAGAATTGAACAAGTTCCTTAACAAAGTAAAGGAGCCTCAAAAAAAATCAAAGTATCAACATTCAATACAGTATTATGCGCTTTTTTCTCTAATAGCGCGGACCGGTCTACGCATAGGTGAAGCCTTGGCATTAACCTGGGATGACATAAACTTTGAAGAAAACACCCTTACAGTCAACAAGACACTGGTTTATCCAACTAATTCAACACCATACCTTTCCACACCCAAATCAAAAGCAAGTTTACGAACCATCAAACTTGATGAGAACACGGCCCATATTATGAAAAAGCATAAGATTAATCGGAATGAAGTCGTTTTGAAATACAAAAATTATAAAAGGCCGGAAACGGATATTATATTTTTTCAACACGACGGTCGCTGGCTTCGGACAAATGTTGTCAGAGAATATTTCAAAGAAGTATGTAAAAGGGCTGGTTTACCGATTCTGTCCCCACACGCTCTTAGACATAGTCACGCGGTTCACCTTCTTGAAGCCGGCGTTAATATTAAATATGTATCAGAAAGGCTAGGACATTCAAGTATAAAAATGACCGCAGATACATACCTCCATGTCACCAAAAAGATTGAAGACCAAGCAATGGATTTGTATCTGCGGTACACAAGCATATAAAATTTTGTGGGTGTTTTGTGGGTGCAATCAAATCGAAATCTGATCACACCCTTTAGTATCAAGGGTTAACCTATAGACCCTTCCATTTCAAACTTGATCAAACGGTTCATCTCAACCGCGTATTCCATCGGCAGTTCTTTCGTGAACGGCTCGATGAAGCCCATGACGATCATTTCTGTTGCTTCTTCTTCAGAAATGCCGCGGCTCATCAAGTAGAAGAGCTGCTCTTCAGATACTTTTGATACTTTCGCTTCGTGCTCCAATGAAATGTTGTCGTTCAAAATTTCATTGTATGGGATTGTATCAGAAGTTGATTTGTTGTCCATGATCAGCGTGTCGCATTCGATGTTTGAGCGGGCGCCTTCGGCTTTGCGTCCGAAGTGGACGATTCCGCGGTATGTGACTTTTCCGCCTTGTTTTGAGATCGATTTTGAAACGATTGTGGATGACGTATTTGGTGCAAGGTGAATCATTTTCGCACCGGCATCCTGATGCTGTCCTTTTCCTGCGAGAGCGATAGAAAGCGTCATGCCGCGCGCGCCTTCGCCTTTCAGGATAACGGCAGGATATTTCATTGTCAGCTTGGAGCCGATGTTTCCGTCGATCCATTCCATTGTCGCGTTTTCTTCACAGACCGCACGCTTTGTCACAAGGTTGAAGACGTTGTTCGCCCAGTTTTGAATCGTTGTATAACGGCAGTAGCCGCCTTTTTTAACGATGATCTCAACAACCGCGCTGTGAAGGGAGTTTGTTGTATAAACAGGTGCTGTACATCCCTCTACATAGTGAACGTGAGCGCCTTCGTCGACGATGATCAGCGTCCGTTCGAACTGTCCCATATTTTCTGAGTTGATGCGGAAGTATGCTTGCAGCGGAGTATCAACTTTTACGCCTTTTGGCACGTAGATGAATGATCCGCCGGACCATACCGCAGAGTTCAAGGCCGCAAACTTGTTGTCAGTCGGCGGGATGACTTTTGCCCAATGCTCGCGGAAAATGTCTTCATTTTCTTTGAGGGCGCTGTCTGTGTCTTTAAAGACGATCCCTTGAGACTCAAGATCTTCTTTCATGTTATGGTAAACGACTTCTGACTCATACTGCGCAGATACACCGGCCAAATATTTTTGCTCAGCTTCAGGGATTCCGAGCTTGTCAAATGTTTGTTTGATTTCCTCAGGAACTTCGTCCCATGATCTTTCTGAACGCTCAGAAGGCTTTACATAGTACGTGATTTCATCAAAGTTCAATGAGTTTAAATCTCCGCCCCATTGCGGCATTGGCATATTGTAGAAGTGTTCAAGAGATTTCAGGCGAAAGTCGAGCATCCACTCCGGCTCTTCTTTCATGCGTGAAATTTCTTCAACGATTTCTTTTGTCAATCCCCGCTCTGAACGGAAAATGGAAACGTCTTTGTCGGCAAAACCGTATTTATATTCGCCGATATCCGGCATTTTCTTAGCCAT